GTTTTGTTTTTGGTTAAGAAGAGCATTAGCGTGTACCTGGATAAGGATATCATTAGGGCATTGGAGGAGCGAGCCGAAGAACAGGGGATGTCTGTAAGTGCCTTATGCAGGGTAATCATAACCAGAGATGTTAGAGGGCAGCCACAACCTAAACCAGAACCTGCCAAGGCTTGCCCAAACTGTGGCAAGACCGAAGGAGAGAGGGATGAGGATGGACAACAGATATTCTACTTGTTCCCTAATGGCATGTGGCGTTGTACGAATTGTGGAGGTGAGGGTGTATGGAAGAGCTGAAACGTTGTACCAGGTGGATTAAGAATGACAAGCTACGAGCCTGGACAGAGGAGTGCCTGCAGAAGGCACCTGACTACTTTTGGAAGATACCAGCCAGCAGCACAGGTAAGTACCACCCAGAGTTTGCACAAGGTGAGGGAGGGTTAGTGAGACATACCAGGGTTGCAGTGTACATTGCATTGCAGTTGTTCGACCTTGAGAGGTTCACACCACTGGAGGAGGATATTGCTATATCAGCACTAATCCTACACGACACCTGCAAACATGGGCTGGAAGGAGCAGACCACACGGTGTCAGGACATGGCAGGATTGCCCAGGAACTGTACTGTAGTGATGCACCAGAAGGTTCCGTCAGGTGGAGAGTTGGCAGGTGCATAGCCAGTCATATGGGTAACTGGGATACACCCAGACCTAGCGACGAACTGGAGTGGTTCGTGCATTTGTGTGACTTCCTAGCTAGCAGGAAGTGGGCACAACCAGACTTTGATAAAATTAATTGCTGAATAGAGGGTTGTATTAAGAGAGAGCAGATATAATTAGGTAGAGCTGAAAGTCTACACTTTATGTGGGCTTTCAGTTTCTAATTCAACAATGTAAGGAGGTTAATCAATGAACAGCAAACAGTTAGTAGAGTCCTACCTGCACAGGAAGACCTGGATGGTAGAAGAGAACAGCAATGCACCGTTTAGCTTTGGTGCCATGCAAAGGTACTTTGGAGAAGAGGTTGCGAAGGAGTATTGGTTGAATGAGGTGTATCCAGACCACATCAGTGATGCCCACAGAAGAGGTGATTTTCATATCCATGACCTGGGAGGGCTGACACTGTATTGTTGTGGCTACAGCCTGAAGCAGATTATCCAGAAGGGTGTTACAGGTGTACCGAACATCCCACGAAGTAAGCCAGCTAAACACTTTGCGTCAATCATCAACCATATCGTGAACCTGGCAACCATATTCCAGAATGAGATTAAGGGAGCAGTTGCCTTCAACAGTGTGGATACCCTGCTGGCACCGTTTGTGAGAATTGACAACTTGTCATTCGAGGAGACCAAGCAGAACCTACAGAACTTAATATTCAGCCTTAACTCAAACAGCAGGGTTGGAGCCGAGCCTGCATTCACCAACATGACATTCGACCTAACACCACCGAGAGACCTAAAGGATGAGAAAGTGTGGGTGGGTATGAACCAGCTTGACTTCACCTATGGAGAGTGCCAGAGGGAAATGGACATGATTAACAAGGCATTCTTTGAACTCATGCTTGAGGGTGATGCAGATGGAAGACCATTTGGCTACCCAATACCGACATATAATATTCATAAGGACTTTGACTGGGACAATCCCAATCTGCAGGGGTTATGGGAGATGGCAGGTAAGTATGGTTATCCGTATTTTGCCAACTTCATAAACTCTGACCTACAGGTGGAAGACGTGCGTAGCATGTGCTGCAGGCTGAACCTTGACCTTAGAGAACTCAAGAAGAGGAATGGAGGTTTGTTCGGTAGTGCAGACAGCACAGGTTCCATAGGTGTGGTTACTATCAACATGCCACGTATTGCCTATGAGTGTGGTGGGGATAAGAGGTTGTTCTTTGAGTTACTGGAGGAACGTATGGAGCTTGCCAAGGAGAGCTTGGAAATCAAGCGTAAGTGGTTACAGAAGAACATTCTGGACACCAATGCCATACCTGCATACATGGAATACGTGGGAACACTGCATAATCACTTCTCCACAATTGGAGTCATTGGCTTAAATGAGATGTGTGAGAATATGCTGGGTTGTGGTATCACAGATGAGGAAGGTAAGGCTTGGAGCATAGAGGTTCTGCACTTCATGAGAAATAAGCTGTCTGACTTCCAGGAGGAAACAGGCAACTTCTACAACTTAGAGGCAACACCAGCAGAAGGGTGTACGTATAGCCTTGCTAAGAAAGACCTGGAACAGTACCCAGGTATCATCACCCAAGGAACTGAGGATGCACCATACTATACCAACAGTTGCCATATGCCAGTGTATGAGGTAGAGAGCGTGAAGCAGTTAGTTGACCACCAAGATGACCTGCAGGTATTGTTCACAGGTGGAACCGTTGTCCACTTCTATCTTGATGGACCAATTTCTGCAAGACAAGCCAAACACACGGTCAGAACAGTGTGTGAGAATTACAGACTACCGTATATCAGCCTTTCCCCATTAAATGCTTTCTGTGATAAGCACGGTATGGTTGACCATGACCATGGCAAGTGTGTTATCTGTGGCAGTGAGGTAGAACTATACCAAAGGGTTACAGGCTACATCAGGAAAGTACGATATTTCAACAAGGGCAAGAAGAGTGAGTTCAGAGACAGAAGGCAGTTGGTGTTGTAATGATGATAAGGCACAAGGGAATTGAACACACCGTGTATGGTGAGGCACCATTCCTGGCAGCAAGAATATGTGCCATAGGATGCAGCAGGGGTTGTCCAGGGTGCCATAATGAACAACTCAAGAACGACGACTCACTCATTAGAATACAGGAGGTACAAGAAATCGTTGAAGAGGTTCGTAGCAACTTCTTCAACGAGGGGCTTGTACTGGGTGGATTGGAGTGGACAGAACAGCCTGCAGAAATGCAGGCACTTGTTCATGCATGCAAGGAGGCAGGATTACAGGTGATGATTTACACTGGCATGACCGAGGAACAGTTCATCAAGAGGTTTGGCGAGCCAGATGGCATATGGGTGAAATACGGTTCATATGTTCCAGGAGGGGAGCCACACGAGATGTACGGAGTAAAGTTAGCAAGTTCCAACCAAATAATCAAGAAATATTTCTGAAATTACTGATAAACTATGTGCTTTTTCTCTTAAGATGAGATATAATATAATGTGAAGTAGTATAGAAAAAATCGACTTTGTTTCTAGTGAGAGAGAAGCAGAGGGGAAAACTGAGAAGAATTTGCGAGAAGAGGGAGGTGAAGGTGGATGAAGGTGATAGGGTACTCCAGCAGATGTAAGATATGTAACTCACCACACAGGGCAACCGTTGAGGAATGGATGACCAGTGGTGAGATGACATTGGTTGAAGCAGAGGAACGAAGCACAAAGGAGCTGGGGGAGTTCTTCAGCAGGACATCTATTTGGCGTCATATGAAAGACCACTTTGTAAGCAAGGAAGACGTTAAGAAGGTGTACACGGAGAAGAAGGCAAAAGACCTTGCCAAACTCAAAGAAGAAGAGTTTGACGCAGCACAAGAGAAGAGCAGGTTGTTGCAAGCCAAATACGTAGAAGGCAATCTGACAGAGCTTGAGAAACTTGATGACATGATTGAGAAGGATTATGCCATGTATGTGCAAACCGTTGAACTCATGAAGGAAAAGCTGGAGAGCAAGCTAGCACCCAAACCACTGGTTGACTTCCTGAGAGTGCTGAACTCCAACATCAACACCAGCTTGAAGACCAAGGCAGAGTTACTGGGAACTGATGCTGAAGGTAGGAAGGCAAGTGTGATGGAGACTTGGATTGATATAATCGGGAGCGTTGGTGTAGATGATTAGTACAGGTGCAGCAAAGGCAGTGCTACAACGTTCCCAGCAAGAACCTGAATGGTGGGTAAGTAATATATTAGGTAACAACCTGTGGAGTACACAACGGGAAATCATCAATTCAGTTAAGAACAATCAAGAAACCGTTGTAGCCAGTTGCCACGGTGCAGGCAAGAGTTTTACTGCAGCAAACGTTGCATTGTGGTATCTGTTCAATCATAAGCCAAGCGTGGTGATTACCACAGCACCTACAGACCGTCAGGTTAAAGGTATTCTGTGGAAAGAGATAAGGTTAGCACACGGTAGGTCAAGAATACCGTTGGGAGGTAAGCTACTTACCCAGGAGCTGAAGTTAGACACCAACTGGTGGGCATGGGGTTTCACAGCACCAGAGCATGACCCAGATAGGTTTCAAGGTTTCCACGAAGTTAACATACTTGTTATTGTGGATGAGGCAGCAGGTGTGAGTGAACAGATATATGAGGCAATCGACGGTGTTCTTACAAGTCAGCACTCTAGGTTACTGATGATAGGAAACCCAACTAATGCAGCAGGTAGGTTTGGACAAGCATTCAAGACACCTGGCATAAAGAAGTTCTACATCAGTGCATATGACACACCGAACTTCACGACCTTTGGCATAACCGAGGAGGACATTGCCAACGGAACTTGGCAGGACAAGATTACAGGTGAGTTGCCAGCACCGTATCTAGTAACTCCACAGTGGGTTGCCAAGAGATATCAGAGATGGGGTAAGGACTCACCACTATACCAGGCGAGGGTATTAGGGCAGTTCCCAGAACAAGGAGACGACACACTAATACCGTTGAGCTGGATAGAAGCAGCAGTGAAGAGGGAGTTGGAACCTGGAGAGCCTATAGAATTAGGTGTAGACGTTGCAAGGTATGGACAAGACGAGAGTGTTTGGGTTATAAGACGAGGTTCTGTGGCAAGGCTATACCTGACTAAGGCAATGGGTGATACCATGGAGACAACAGGACTGTGTGTTAAGAGTAGGAAGGAAACCAAGGCTACTAAGATAAAGGTGGATGCAGATGGACTAGGAGCAGGAGTGTACGACCGACTGAAAGAGTTAGGGGAACCTGCACTAGAAATGCGTTCAGGAATGGCTGCAACTGACAGTGAACGGTTTGCCAATAAGCGTGCCGAATGGTGGTGGGGCTTGAGAGAACGGTTCGAGTCAGGTGATATAGATATTGAGGATGACGAGGAACTTATCAGTCAACTGTCCAATATCAAGTACAAGATTAACAGCCGAGGACAGATACAGATTGAGAGCAAGGATGATATGAAGAAGAGAGGTTTACCTTCTCCTGACAGAGCTGATGCCTTGATGTTGGCATTCGCACAGCAGAAGGAAGTTAAGCCAGTGAGACTTAGAGCAAGAAGTGTAGGAAGGTGGTGATTGAATGAACAGACCATTTGCGTATGTAACCAAGAGTGGTAAAGTGGTGAGAGATGACATCTTACAACAATATGCAATAAAGAGTGATAGCAAGCAGTTACTTGCAGACAGTTTCCAGAGTTCATATACCCAGGGGCTGGTGCAACCGTTGTACAATCCAGAAGCACTGGCAAGGGTGCTGGAGATGAACACGTACCACTATAGAGCCTGCAAGACCAAGGCAAGGGATACAGCAGGGCTAGGGTGGAACCTACGACCGTTGAGGGAGAACCCAAGCGACGAGCAATACAAGAAGCTTGACGACTTCTTCAGTGAGATACACGAACCAGTAAGTAAGACCTTTGACAAGATAATGCTGGACTATGAGGCAATAGGTTATGGCTGTGCCGAGTTGACAAGGGTGAATTATGACCCAGATGGGGAACCTGCCAACATGGTGCATATGCCAGCACACACGGTACGAATTCATAAGGATGGTAACAGGTTCGTGCAGATACGTGGCAACAAGAGACGTTGGTTCAAGCGTGTAGGTTTTGAGTATGATGTTCACTGTGATACAGGTGAAATTAAACCACTGGGTTCAATCACACCTGAATATCGAGCTACTGAAATCATGTGGTTCGTTAACTACACACCACGTAGTGACTATTATGGATTACCTGATATTATACCAGCACTGGGAGCAGTGCATGGTGACATTGCCAGACGAGATTACAATATAGCATTCTTTGACAACTGGGGTGTACCAGCTTATGCAGTGTTCATTACAGGTAACTTTGACCCAGGTGAGTTAGATGAACAAGGCAAGAGCGAGTTTGAGAGGAGCATTGAGGAACACTTCAACGAGTTGTCCAAGTCTCCACACTCAACACTGATTATGTCTGTGCCTACTACGGAGGGGCAGGGAGAAGTCAATATTGAGTTCAAGCCTTTGAGTACTGAAGTCAAAGAAGCCAGCTTTAGACTGTTCAGGCAAGACAACAGGGATGAAATCCTAGCAGCACACGGTGTTCCTCCATACCGTATGGGTATAGCTGAGACAGGTTCTCTAGGAGGTAGCACAGCACAAGAGTCAACTGAAATATACAAGCGTTCCGTCATTGAACCAAGACAGGAAATGCTTGAGAGTATGATTAACAAGTATATCTTGTGGGAAGGGTTTGAGGCATTCGACTGGGAATTCAAGTTCGCAGAAATTGATACCCAGGATGAGAAGCATGACATGGACATGGCTACCGAGCTGTTTAGGAATGCAGCAATGACACCAAACCAGCTTATCCACCACTTTGGAGAGAGGTTTGGACTAGAGCCAGTAGACCACCCAGCTATGGATGCACACTACTTGAATGGAATGCCAATTACTTTGGAGGTAGACATGGCACCTGAAGTAGAGGCAACATTGCTAAGCCTGCAGGATAGGTTATTGGAGGTGGCAGAGAAACATGCTAGCGACCAAGATGGCTTTGGAGATAGAGAAATCATTGATATACTTGCGAGCCTTAAAGCAGTTGCCAGCAAGCCAACTAAGAGCCGAAGCTAGGTTAACCAGAAAGCTACAGGAGTTGTTTGCAGAGGTTGCCGAACGTACTATCCAGGAGCTACTGAGACGTAATCGACTACCAACAGACGACGCCACCATGAGGTTGGTTATATCCCATATCCTTGGAGCCAGTGATAGTTACAAGGAGACGTTGGGTGAAGAGGCATTGCAGGCAGCACGATATGGCAGGAACCGTATTATCAGAGAGTTGCAAAGACTGGGTGTGAGTGTATCCTTCAGTGAGTTCTCTGAGAGGGTTCAGAAGATAATTATGGAACATGTGTTCACAGCAAGCCAGCACACCATTAGCAGGGTTACAGGTAATGTGATGCAGAACTTGACCAACAGTTATGCTAATGGGCTTGGAATAGATGATGCAGCCGAGGAACTACGACAGGTGTTCCAGGCTATGCAAGACTACGAATTGAGACGAGTTGCAAGAACAGAAATTAACTCATTCCAGAACGAAGGAGCCTACCTGACCGAGCAGGAGCTTGGTGTCAGATATCATATGTGGTATACAGCACTAGATGAGAGGGTAAGGGGAAGCCACTCTAATATGCACGGTGAGATAGTGCGAGTGGGAGAACCTTTCAGCAATGGGTTGTATTATCCAGGTGATAGAAGTGGTGGGCAAGGCACAATCAAGGAATGGATTAACTGCAGGTGCAGAACGGTACCGTTCCTGATGCCAGAAGGAAAGATGGCACCACCAGGAGCCAGTTATTTCCGAGAGAGTGATTTGATTGAGATTAGGAGGTGATGTCTAGGTGAGCAGGAGAGTCAACGACAGCTATGAAGTTATTATGGAGAGACTAAGAACAAAGGTGTATAGGGAGCTAGATAACCACGACTCTAGTCAAGGCGATATTACTGACTTCTACGTGATACACACGTTTGACAATGCAGTGATAGTCCGAGATGAAGTTAGTGGTAAGATGTATGAGGTTCCTTATATGAGAGGTGACACAGAAGTCTACCTGGGGCAACCACGAGAAGTGGAGAACGTGTATGTGCTTAAACGTTTGGAAGAGGCAGGAATTGATATTGCCAGCAAAGGGCTTAACGTATGTGAGCTAACTGGACCAATTGTTCTGAAGAATGCCAGCCAGCGTATAGCATATGCAGCAGTGTTAGTACCAGGTGAACCTGACAGCGACGGAGAGATTGTCACCAAAGAAAAAATTGAGCAAGCTGCACACGAGTGGATGCAGAGTTACCGTAACGTAGACCTACAGCACACACTTAACAACGTGGCAGTGCCAGTGGAGAGTTATGTGCTACCTATGGACATGGAAGTTGATATGCAGGGTGTTAAGACCATTCTGCCAGCAGGTACATGGATATTAGCAAGCAAGGTACTGGATGAAGCCACCTGGGATATGGTAGAGAAGGGTGAATTGACTGGGTACAGCGTTATGGGTATCAGGCGAACCACACTAGAGACAGCTAGCAAAAGTGCAGAAGTGGCACTGAAGAAAACGTTACTGAGAGACCTTGGAGAAGATTGGGTTGCTGCAGCAGTTAGCATAGTTGATGAGCCAGCAGTACCGAAGGCAAAGTTCTTTGCGTTGAAATCCAAGGAGGTTCCAGCAGAGAAGTCCAAGAGTTGGTACCAGAAGGTTAGGGAGGTTTTGTTTCCTAACAATAGTGCAGTTAAGGAGGATGTCCAGGAGGATATTCCAAATAATGATGAGAAGGAGGATGATTTGACTATGAAACCTGAAGACTTAAAGAACCTGATTGACGAAGCAGTCAAGTCTGCAGTTGAGCCACTTCAGGCTGAGATAGAGGCACTGAAGTCAAAAGCAGACGAGGTTGAGACCGAGGAAGTTGACAACAAAGAAGAAGAGACTAACCAAGAGGAAGAGGCATTCAAGTCCAAGGTTCTTGAGAAGCTTGATGAACTTGAAGCCAGAATTGGCAAGAAGAGTGCTGCACCTAAATCATTGAAGGGGCAGGATGGAGACGAAGGCAATGAAGCTAAGAAGTCTAAATTAGAAGACAGAGACCTATTTGGTAGAAAAAGAATATATAAGGAGGTTCAATAATTATGACTTATAGCAATGATGAAATCTTAGCAAGGCTTGACGGTGCATTCAAGAGTATTACCGTTGATGACCTGGGTGACAGTGTACTGGCACCTGAGAAGTTTAACCAGTTCATCCGTGCAATGCAGGCTAGAACTGTTATCTTACCTGAAGCACGTTTCATTGAGATGAATTCTCATGTAACTGAGATTGACCGTGTAGGGTTCACTGGTAGAGTGCTTACCGTAGGTAACAACTCTGACGGTACTCAGAAAGTGCTTGAAGAGACTGAATTCTCCAAGCCAATCTTTGCTACCAACAAGTTGGTTGCGAAGGAAATGCAGGCAGTCACTGCAATCAGAGACAGAGCGTTAAGAAGAAACATTGAACGTGGTGGATTTGAGGATACCTTGGTTGACCTGTTCGGTGAGGCAGCAGGTAGAGACCTTGAGGAATGGGCAATCTTTGCCAAAGAAGGTTCTGCAGATGCATTGCTTAGCTTGACAGATGGTTGGATAGAGAAGTCTGCCAACAAGATTTATGGTGGAGGTACTGACAAGGACTTTGACCCAAGTGATGATGACTTTCCAGAGAACGTATTGAAGGCATTGCTTGATGCACTACCTAAAGAGTTCCTGGTGAACAGAGCCGAGTGGAGGTTCTATGTACCTTATGAAATTGAGGATGGTTACAGAGACCTACTCAAGAGAAGAGGTACTGCACTTGGTGACAGGGCACAGACCGAGGGTGGTGGCTTGATGTACAAAGGTATCCCTGTAATTTACTGTCCAATGCTTGAGAGAGCAAGTGAGGATATAGGCAGGGTAGCAATGCTACAACACCCAGACAACATGGTGTGGGGAGTGTTCCATGAAGTTACCATTGAGAGAGAACGTGAAGCTAAGGCACGTAGAACAGACTTTGTTCTAACCATTGAAGCCGACTGTCACTATGAAGACGAGAACGGTGCTGTGGTTGCACTCATTGACCAAGAGAAGCCAACAGGTAATTAGGTGGTGAGTGCCATGGCTGTTAGATTGACTGTAGAAGTCAAGAACAACAGCGATAAGGGTGTGTTCAGGGGAGGAAGGTTCTTTCCTCCTCTGAAGACCACAACCGTTATCGTTAGTAAATATCAGTTGGCTGAAATCAAGGCACACACAGACTTAGCAGTGGTTTCACCAAGGGATAATACCCAGGTGGAGGTTGAAGAACCCAACACAAACCATTCTGTGGAGCCTGATAAACCTGATGTACCAGAATTTGCATGTCCTTACTGTGAAGACTATGTAGGTAAGAGCAAACAAGGACTAATGGCACACGTTAGACAGACACACGAGGAGATGTATGAGGAATTCAAGGAAAGGGGGTAATATGAATGCCACAATTCTATAGCACTGCAGATGAGGTGATACAGTATACAGGTGTTCATCCCCAAGACCTTGGATTAGAAAGCGACGAAGAACTCAAGAAGGTGATAGAGGGTTGGTTGGTACAGATTAAGGACATCATCGACCAAGACCGAAACCGTAATTACCACCAGGAGGTAGAAGAGGGTAAGCGTACCGAAGTGCCACCTGGGATTAATCATATTGCCATGCGAGTGTGTGCCAACGTGATTGCCCAGGCTACCTTCAGGAGGGAAAGCACCATTGTTCAGGTGGATGATTATCAGGTGCAGATGTTGGATGACCAGATATTCACTGATGCAATCAAGAAAGACCTGGCAAGGTACCCTAAGAAATCAAGGTTTGGAATGATGGTGATAAGGAGAGTAGAGGAAGATGGCTGATATTGATATTAATGCCGAAGCACTGGAACGAGTAGTAAGGCAGGCAAGGCAGGCAGTTTCTTTGGCAGTTAAGTATACAGCCACAGATGTCTGGGGTAATATCCGTAAGGAAGCACCTGTAGACCATGGTAGACTTGCAGGTTCATTTGATTTGAGCCGAGAGAGTGACATGTCCTACATTGTAGGAACCAAAGTCAAGTATGCCTTGGCAGTCCATGAAGGCACTCCTCCTCATATCATCCGACCAGTAAGGAAGAAAGCTTTGTTTTGGAGAGGAGCTAGACATCCAGTTAAGAAGGTAATGCACCCAGGTACCCAAGGCAATCCCTATATTACCAGAGCAATCAACATGACTAACCAGAGAATTGATGAGTTTGTAAGGAGAGCATTGAGGGAGGTGGGTATGTAATGCCATACAGAATTAGACTGGATGAAGCAATCAACCAAATACTGGATGCAATAGTTGGAGCAATCGAAGCTGAAGTCACGGAAGGGGGATTGCTGGAAGGGGTTAAAACGGTTATCCGTGGAGATAGAACGAGACCTAAGCCAGATACTCCTTCCGTGTTTGTGTTTTCGGACATTGCCCAGACACGTGAGACACCAAGGACACTGGCAGAGACTTGGAGCATGCCAGTAATCATGGTAGTTACTGTGAGAGAAACTGAACCTGAGAAAGGTTACAGAAGTGCAACAGAGCTTGCAGCGAAGGTTAGAAGTGCAGTTTTGAAAGACCGTTCGTTGGGGCTGAGACATTTTGTACAAGATGTACGGAGCATGCAGTTTGACCCAGGTGGGGGAGAATATAACGAGGGTTCCCTGTTTGGTGCTGCTGCTACCGTTGAAGTAATATTCACAATCTTAGAACCATAAATTTGGAGGTGGATTTAGAATGGCAAGTAAGATTTTGAGATACCTTGGCTTGGCAGAAGAGACAACGTTTGCCGAGCCTGCAGAAGCAGAGTTTCATGTAGATATAGCAAGTGCTTCTCTTGACTCACCTTCTGACACCCACTTGGACTTTGAGTCCAGCATGGGTAGGGGAGCAAGAATGCACAGACCTGGGTTCTATAGTCCAAGTGGTAACATTGTGTATGCGTTTGATATCAAGACTATCAGGTGGTTACTGAAATGGACACTAGGTGGGTATGTGTTTACCGACCTGGATAACCTGCACGAGATTTACGCCAGTGACAACACCGACCTTCCAAGCTTCACAGCAAGGTTAGGTAAAGACTTGTTTGAACACGTGTTCGCTGGATGTAAGATTAACAGCCTGGAGATATCCGTTGAGGATAGTTTCTGTCAGGCAACAGCAGAACTGATTGCAGTGAAGGATAGCAAGGCAGTTCTCAAGGAACAACACGAACTGATACTACCTGCAGACTACCCATTGGCGTTCTATGACGTAACCATGAACTTAGATGGCAGTGACATTTCCTCCCAGGTGAAGAACTTCACCTTGTCAATCAGCAACGGTATTGATGCAGCAAGTGGAAGGAGTATTGGTAGCAGATACCCAAGAAAGCTATTGGCTGCAGAGAGGGAGGTAACACTATCCAGTAGTATGTTCTTTGAGGATACCAGCCAGCTTGAAAGGTTCTGGGGAGGTTCTCTTGGACCAAGTGAGACAGGTTCTCAAGAATATAGCCTGGAGTTCAACTTTGATGCAGGTGAAGGCAAGGGTATGGTAATCAAGCTACCGAGGGTTATCCACACAAGCGTGGACATTCAACCTTCAGGCAGAGACGAATTAGTACAGGAGATTAGTGCCAAGGCATACGTGGGTAATATGTTTTTGAATGATGGCGTTACTCCAATAACCACAGATATGTATGTGTCGATTATCGACGACGTTGGAGGTGAAGGTTAATGGCTAAGTTGACGAAAGCTGATATACTGAAAGGGGCAACACAGGTACACTCCCACTACTTTGAGAAACTGGGTGGAGAGATAGATGTGAGACCGTTGACCGAAGGTGAGTGGGCAGAAATTGAGGCAATGAGAGTCAAAGGTACCAAGATTAAGGGGCAACCAAAGTTCGACAAGAATGGTAACTTTGATGTGAAGGCATTACAACAGTCTATGGCTGTAGAGATTGATGCCGAGGAGATACAGTTACTAGAATATGAAGCAAGGGCAAAGGCAGTTGCCTATGGCTTGAGCGTTGGAGAGGACAAGTGGACTGTAGAAGAAGTCAAACAACTAAGACCTATTGGTGTTATCGAGGAGATTGCCCAATTCATATACGAAATTTCTGGCATATCACAGGAGGCAAATGAGTTTGCACATTCCTTTCGCCAGGAGTGATGAGGGGCAAAGGATAGTCCAACTGCACCTGGCAGGGATACCGTTTGCTACCAGTCAGGTGCAGATGACACCTTTGCAGACAGAGTTCTTTGTAGAAGCAATTAATTATATGAATGAACAACAGGCAAAGGACACTAGTGGTGGCAAGAAGACCGACAACACCACTGATGTATTGAAACGTAAGGTTGCTGAAGCCAGGAAGAGGAGGTGAGAAGGTTGGCTAATATAGTAGAGATAGCTATACGAGGGGTTGACAATGCCTCCAGGGTGTTCGAACAGATTTCCAGAAGTGCCAATAGAGCATTCGGAGAGATTGAGTCTCAAGCGAGAGATATTGACGACGTTGAAATTGATGTAGACGTTGACACAAGGGATGCAAGGCAAGGATTTGAAGACCTAGAAGATGACAGTAGGGATACTGCAGACAAGGTTGAGAAGGATGCAGACAAGATGGGAGGAGCCTTCAAGAAACTTGCCAAGATTATAGCAGGAGCCTTTGCAGTTGACAAAATAAAGGACTTTGCCGTATCAGGTATAGAAGCTGCAGCAAGTGCCCAAGCACTGGAAGCACAGTTCGAGCAAGTGTTTGGTGATATTGGTAGTCAGGCACAGAAGACCGTCAATGAACTGGGTAAGAACTTTGGGATGTTACCCAACAGAATTAAGCCTGCCATGACTTCCATGACATCTATGTTCAAGGGGCTAGGGCTAGACACAGAAACAGCTATGAAAACTGCAGAACAGGCAGTGACACTGGTTGCAGACGCTGCAGCATTCTATGACAAGTCATTCGAGGATGCAAATGCTGCATTGAACAGCTTTATCAAGGGTAACTACGAAGGTGGTGAGTCCATAGGGCTGTTCGCAAATGAGACACAGTTGGCAACATGGGCTGCACAGAACCTGGGGCTTGAGTGGAAGAACCTAGACGAAGCAGGTAAACAAGTAGCACGACTTGAGTACGCCAAGGCTATGCAAGAGGCAGCAGGAGCAACTGGACAGGCTGCAAGAGAGTCAGACTCATACGAGAACCAGTTAGGTAACTTGAAGCAGGCATGGACTGATATGAAGGCAACACTCATGGCACCATTGCTGGAGCCAGTCATCCAAGGGTTCAAGTTGCTGGCAGAGTGGATACAGAAGATAGATATTAAGGCAATCCAAAATGCATTCGCCACAGTAGGTGGATACCTGATGGATGTATTTGGACCAGTTCTAGAAGACATCAAACAAGCCATAGGGCTGGTGTTCCAAGCATTCGAGGATACTGGTGCTGCAGAGGTGGCAAAGGGTGTGCTAGAAGGCTTCAAGACTGTTCTGGCGTGGATTAAGGACAACACAGAGGTGGTTACGGCAACGTTGATGGGGTTAGCAGGAGCGTTTGTTGCATTCAAGGTTATTACCACAATCAACAAGGCGATAGGTGTATTCACCACCTTGATGACAGCATTAAAGGCAGGAACCTTATCTACGACCTTGGCACAGTGGGGCTTCAACACAGCACTACTTGCAAACCCAATCACCTGGGTGGCAGTTGCAATAGGAGCCTTGATTGCAGCAATTGTACTACTTTGGAAGAACTGGGATAGCGTTAGTCAGTGGTTGACCCAGAGTTGGGAGTGGATTAAGGAAACAGCCACAGTGGTATTCCAGGGGATAGCCGACTTCTTCACAGGTATCTGGGAAGGTATCAAGGAAACAGCGATAACCGTGTGGACAGCTATAACAGAATTCTTCTCTAACACCTGGAACGGTATCAAGGAAACGGTATCGACTGTGTTCCAGGCGATAGCTGATTTCTTTACAAACATCTGGGAGGGCATTAAGGAAATCTTTAATGCAGCACTAAGTTTCATCATAGACTTGTTCATGAAGTACCACCCAATAGGGATTATCATAACCCACTGGGATGAGATTAAAGCGTTTTTCATCGAGACCTGGGAGAACATTAAGCAGATTTTCAATAATGCACTTGAAGTAGTCAAGAACGTTATTAACAACGTTTGGAATGGCATAAAGAATGTTACCAGCACGGTTTGGAACGGTATCGTGAGTGTGGTTACAGGTATCGTCAATGGTATGAAGAATGCCATAGGCACAGCATTCAACTGGATTAAGAACACTATTACCAACGTGTGGAACGGTGTGAAGAACGTAACTAAGAGTATATGGGACTCCATGGTAACCATAATCAAAGCACCTGTGAATGGAATTATCGGTATAATCAATGGACTGATAGGAGCCTTGAACAAGGTGCAGATTAAGATACCCAAGGTTCCCGACTGGGTACCTGGTATCGGTGGCAAGGGTGGAGGAACTATAGGGTTCAACATTCCAAAGATACCAATGTTGGCACGTGGTGGTTTTATCAAAGGTGGCAATCCCACACCTGCAATAATTGGCGAGGGTAGGTACGACGAAGTAGTTATACCATTGTCTGACAGTGTGTTAAGTAAGCTAGCCGAAATGATAACCAGCAGGATTGGTACACCTAAAACCACAGAATATGTGGAGCACAGACATTTTGGTACATTGAGAGTCATTGTTGAGTCTCCTCAACAAGGGTTTGAAGAAATTGTTGATGCTGTTATCAATGAAATCAGAAGGGAGGTCAGGGCATGATTATTGGTGTATATGATTTAGAAATGAACATCATCTCTGACCACATTCATGATGCTACACCAGGATGGGATTCTATAAAGATTAAGAACCGTCTGATGGATGGTTCGTACCACTTTCAGAATGTCGGAGAACCTGCAAGAACACTTAAAGTAGCTATCTCTTGTGATAGGACAGGGGTCGAGACCTTGGACTATGCAGAAGCAATCTCTAAACCAATTAAGGTGGTAGTGTATGGCAAGGAGTGGACAGGGTTCATTGATGCTCCAATTGACTGGCAAAGAGTTGCTGTAGATTATTATAGTGGCGAATTCCTTATAAACGTGATAAGTGAGGTGGTTCTATGAGGAATTTACCTCAGTCTGTCTTGAATAAATTAAACAGCAAGCACCAGACCACCTATAACAACTCCAACATGAGCATAGATGTTTATGTGACCAGAGCCAAGAATACGGTGGAGGATAGTACGTACTGGACAGTTGAGACAATAAGAGAGGCAAGTGGACTAGGGGATGTATCCGTTGCTCCTAGACGCTTTAGACCTTATGGTCCACCTAACAGGCTTTATGAAATTCATGTTCATAACGGTGAAGTCAAGACAGCGATACGAGAGTACCCAGACAGATTAAAAGAGGGTTGGAAAGACCAATTCTCATTAGGAACTGGCTCTTCAGTAGCAATAGCTTTCAACGGTGAGTGGCAAAGATACCGAAATTTGTTCAGACTAATAACAGAAGAAAAGCCTTATGTTTCATGGGTTGATGGAAATGGCGACTTATGGGTACAGAAGTGGGATGAGCATGATACCAAGTTTCAGTTATCGAGTGGTGTGTCCAAAGTTAGGATGATACGAGCATGGAAAAACACAGCGATTCATTACTTAGACCAAGGTATAGTAGTTGCGTACATCAAGACTAATGGAAAAGTTTATTATAGAAACTACTGCATTCAAGAAGATTACACAGAAGTGTGGGAACCTGAAAGGGAACTAACGGACTTCACTGGTACAGCAGTGAATTTAAACCTGTTTATCACGAATGATTATAGAATGGGTTTCGTTATTGAAGACAGTCTTGGTCAAGTCCATTGGTTAGTGACACCACGTAACTGGGGTGGCATGGCATCACCAGCAGAGCATCTTGCTACAAGTATCACGGATATTGCATTTGAAGTATTACCGATAACACACCATGACACGTATAGCGATGATGAGCATATAGGTTCATCTATTGCAATTGAAAGGTTCTATGTATGTCCTGCTAATGCCGTACCAGAAATAGTAGGTACAGAAAGACTTAGCTTCTTAGACAAGAAGACAATTCAAGTAATGTTCAACTATGAACTAGAATGTGAATTGGACAACTTGAAAGATTCCTTGGTGCTGAAGAACACAGCAAATCAGCAATTCACGATAGAAACCGTAGAAGAAGATGGCAGTGTACTAACGATAAAGACAGTAGAGGAAATGCCTTTTACTCAAGATGTCATCCTAACGTACAATATGGTAGGCTCATACTACTTAGCCTTCAGAATATCAGATACATGCCTGTATGATTATGGTAGTAGTATTAACTTGACCATAAAAGGTACTCCACCGACTGGGTTCACTGGAGAGAACCTTAAAGGAGCAGTGACGGATATTAGTTTTGTAGTAACTCAAGTGTACTATAGTAGCATATATAGTGATGGCGAGAACCTAGAAGGAACAGTGACAGATATAGTATTTGATGTTACGCAAATTGGAGATAAACCACTATAAATGTATAGAAAAGAAAAGTTTTGTGGTAACAAAATATAGGAGGTGGAAGCGATGAAAATAAAGCAAAAA